TGTGGAATGGTGCTGATATATTAAAGTTAGATATACTACCTGTGTACATTGTTCCAAACTTCCATTCATCTTTTATATCTTCAAAGAGTTCTTGCTGCTTTTCATATAAGTGGGGTGTTAATTGCTTAATGATTTGTTCTGCTTCTATACAAGCTCCCCACATAGATTTGATAAATGTCTGTGCTTTCTTATCTCTGTTTACTGATGATATGTTTGGGTAAGGTCTACGCATAACAGGTCTAGGCGGAATAGAACCGAGTATCGTGCTATATTGACTTACACCTATTTTTCTTGCTTCTTTTCTTGTCATTCCTGTTTTACTTAACTGTACTGTGCTCATTCTGTCTAGTATTGTCTTAGGCACATTATCACTCCTGAACTCTTTGTTGGCTACTGCTAATAAAAGATTAAGTCTTTCACTATACCCCTTTACATCTCTTATGTAAAATCCTACAATCTCACCATCAACTTCTAGTAAACAATCTTCTTTTACATTTGGCTCGTAGTATGGACAGTCTTTACCTATTTTTTTATTGTGTTCTACTTGTTCTAGCTTTATTGTCTTCATATTAATATTTCGTTTTTTCGTTTAGAGTTTAGTCTTACCTTATCTCCCCACTTTGATTTGAGTATCATTATGTTTTTCTGTTCTTCTTTATCATCTCTCACATCAACGGCTCCTCCTTTGTTAGAATAATGCTCAAAAGTAAATAGATATTTCTGATACCTTATTACATCTCCTCTTTCTTTATGTTGAAGCGTATAGTCGTAATCTTCTTTCAATGTAAGTTGCTCATCAAATCTTAGGTCGTTTGGTTTGACAAATAACATATCTCCAATACAGAAAGTGTTTACGCTTACTAACTTGTTAGCAAAGAAGTAATTATCTGTGGGTGGTATTCCTAATAGCTTTACTCCTTTTACATTGTTGAACTTTGAAACTATATCTTGAATAGCGAAATCAAGTTCTACTTTAGCAGGGCAACCAAAATTCTTATTGACTACTACCTTTTTTATATCATCACTTAGTTGAACGCATATTCTTTTAAGTTTAAATGCGTGGTCTAGTGCAAAGTTCCTGCTCTGCATTAGGTTTCCTGTTTCATAAACATTCAAGCAGCCATTCTCCTTGTATAATTCTCCCTCTCCATTTTTAACACAAAATATGTATTTTCCTTTCTGTTCTTCATTGAATGGAAGTTTATCATATCTTCCTGCTGATATTACATATACATTATGCTTCATTCTTAAAAGCGTTTAATACAGTTAATCCTACATTCTTCCCTGCCTTTCTTGCTGTGTTTATTAGTAATACAGCTTCATCATAATGCTCAGGTTCAAATTCTATTTGGATTGCTCTCTTTACTGATGCTTCCTTATCTCCTAAAGTGCTTCCTAAGTCTAGGTCATCTAATACAGAATAGTCTACAGCTTCTTCAGGCTGCCATACATCCATCCCCCATTCTCCTAGCTTTTCATTGTTCCATTCGTTTCCTAAAGCATCCCAATCCCATTCACCAAACCCTACATTATCCTTTACAATAAATTCTTCCTTCTGTTCTTCTGTCAATCCTTTAGCTATCTTTACAGGAACTTCTTTTAACCCTGCTGCTACACAAGCTTTGTAACGCATATTACCACCTAAGATAACATTGTTTTCGTCTAGGATTATAGGTCTTAACTCTAACATCTCAGGAAAGTCCTTTATAGACTTAACTAGTTTTTTAAATTTAGCTTCCTTGATTATTCTAGGATTGCTTTCGTTTGGTTTTAATTCGTTGATTTTTAGTTTCATAGTATATAATAGAATTTATTGTTATTTATTTTAATCAAAGGATTCATTGATTCCTCTTTCGCCTATTAGCTTTTCCTTTGCTCCTTTCCATAAGTTATCTCTGTTCTTACTTAGGCTTGGTTCAGTTCTTTGAAGTGTTGGTATTCCTTCTGTTGGTATGCTATCCATATAAAGACCACACTCGCATTCAGCTTCCATTGCTTCCCAATTACCATCTCTGTGAACTATAGTTACTTTACCTAGTTCTCTAGTCTTTCCACATTCGCAAGTGTATAGTGTCATCTCTTTAACTTATCAAGTTCAAACTCTAAATGATTGATTGCTTTCTGTATGCACTCAATAGGACTAGCGTGTTTCTTTTCAGCCCTTAATAGATAAGTTACAGCCGTTCCAACATTATAGGATAAATCAAAGTCTTCTATAACTTTACGAGCTTCAATCTTGTATCTTCTTCCTATGTAGTAACCTGGTATTCTATTTTTTTTCATTAATCCTATCGTTTTCAAGTCCTCCTGTTCTTGTAACTACTTTGTCCATTTTCCAAAGGAACTTTTCTTTAGTTCTGGTCTTTATTCTTGATTCTATTATACTCATAAAAATAACTATTAAGAAAAAGATTGCTGTAAAGATTCCTAGTACTGTAAATATTATCATTTTGTTAAAAGTTTTAAAAGTTGTGCAGATGTATAAATACGATCCTCTCCATCATAGTTTTCATATATGCAGGTAAAGTTGTCGTCTTTCCAAGTCCACAAAGCTCTGACATTCTTTTTGATATTGTCTTTCAATATCCATTTAATTGTTTTGTATGTTCTTTCTTCTTTCATATCTATTGTTTTATGTTTTTTAATATATGTGATATTACATCTACTGTCCAACCATCCCCAATTAGGTCAGTTGCTTTTGATTTTATAATGTTCATTTTATAATCGGAGGGGATTGTCTGAAGTTCTTTGTATTCAGCAATAGTTAAATCTCTTAAATCTCCATTTGGCAATGTTATAAATTGAGTATTCCACGCAGAATAACCTCTCGCAGTAATAGGTAAAGACTTATTTCCGTCAATTCTAATATACATTGTCTTTCTTTTTTTTTCTATAAAAGCTATTTTTTTATCAGACATATTCTCCTCTCTCTCATCATTATAATTAATAACATCTTTAAGAAATATACCCTTGTCTTTTGGTTGCTTTATATTAGGTATATTTGTCCAATACAATCTCCTTCTATGTTGTGCTGAAACTAAATCACTATTGATTAGAATAGGATCAACGCCTAATAAATCAGTTATAATATTTTTGTCAGAGTTTTTCATACTTGCTACGTTTTCAAGTAAAAAATATTTAGGTTTTATTTCTTTCAACACTCTTAAATATTCATAAAACAATATACTTTTACTGCCATTTAAACCTTCTTTTTTATTATTTATTATAGTTAAATCTTGGCAAGGACTACCACCTATTAATAAATCTATATTATGATTAACAAACATTTCTTTTGTTACAAACTCAACACTACCTATGTGCTTTGTTTTTGGGTAATTATCTTTGGTTACTTTTATCGCAGTTTCTTTTATTTCACTTGCGAAATAGTTATCTACTTTAATTCCTAATTTATCGAGTGCAATTTGTCCGCAAGACATTCCATCAAATAAACTTAATACATTCATTTCTTTATTATTTTAATTGTATTGGGGAGGTAACCACACCCCCCCTTTACTACTCAGGTCTGAAAAATTAAAGCTTTTAGGTCTTACCCTTTATTGATTAATTGTTTCCTGAGTATTCTTTATATATTTTTTTTATTCCATCAAAGCAAGCTGCTATACAACTTCCGCAATTAGTTCCTGTTGAGTAGTTCGTATTGTATAACGTGTTGTATATCTCAATCATTTTCTTCTTAGCCGTTTGGTCTTTAGCTCTCCCTGTTTTTAAGTCAGGCCATAAAGCAATAATCTCTGCTATTATTTCTTCAGGTATATCTGTTCTTACTTCTACCTCTGATGTCTTTTGCCATTTACCTTTTGGACAAGACTGACTACTAATTTTTGACTTCACTTTCATAAAACACAAACAAATTCCGCAATTTCCTAGCAAGCTAGAATAGTAAGTACAACTTTTACAGATAGACATTCTATCTTCATATATTTCTTTAGGTACAAAGAACTTATTCATAGTGATAAAAGTATTTCTTTACATAATTCATAAGGAATTTTACTTCTTTCATAATTGTTTTTTATTCCTTGTGTTCCTGTTCTTGCTCCTCTTGGAGCAGGTTGGTGATGACAATTAGTATTCTCATTAAAACAAATTGCTCTTGGTATCCATCCATTAACATTAAATAATGAATATATATTATTACTCCAAATGTCTGTAGGTTTTGCTCTAGTATCTCCATAAGTACAATACCAAACAGTTGTCTTAGGTATTCCTAACATAAATTCCATCTTTCTTAAATATCCTCTTGGATTCTCAATAAAGTATTTGCAATCAAATTCTTTGATTAAGCTTAAAGTATTTAATACAAGTCTATCACTTTTTGCAGCAAAATCAGACTTAGGCTTACCCATATCTCTATGATGACTTATAGCTGCTATTGAATAAGTAGTGCAAGGAGGAGATGCCCATATAACATCAGGAATAAAAGGTATGTCATCTTTAGTTAAGAACTCAATATCTTTAACTAAATCTATACCATCAAAATTATTAATATCTACAGAGAAAACCTCATAGCCTAATTCATCAGCTACTTTTCCTATTGACCTACTTCCTGCAAATAATTCTAAGACTTTCATTATTCTTTTAGTATATATTTTAATTGTACTCTCACTTTGTCTATAGTTGTGAACAAGCTGTTTCTACTTATACCTGTTTTCTTTGCAAGACTATCAAGTGTATTCCCTTCATAGTAATATAAAGTAAAAACTTTAGAATCATACCAAGAAAAACTCTCTAAGGCTTTATCTATCTGTTCTAGGCTAGTCCATTGATAGTCGTCTGTTATTTCGTTAGGCAGGTTGTAAAGGTGCATAGATGGTATTGTTTCCCCTGATTGCATTTCATCATAAGTAACTGCACTTGTTAAACTGTCTATATGTGTGTAATACTTTTTGTACTTATAATAGTAATTACTTCTTGGACTTGTTAAAGCCCTTCTTAATGCTACTGCCCCATATTTTGTAACACCCAATATTCCATCCTTATCGTATATAGCTTTTAATGTTTCAGGGTTCATTTGTAGGAAGTACAACATCAATTCCTGTACCGCTTCATTGACTTCATTTTCATCAGAAGTCAGTCCGTATGCCATAGTCCTGAACTTATCTGATAGCTTTGATATCTCTTGGTATATTTCAGTCATTAGTTGTTTCAATTTTATCTATCTTATCTACTGTATCTTGAACAAGCTCATTGAGAACTAATCTGTACGCCCTTACTATTGCTGCATTCTTCTTTGTTTCAACTCCTGCAAAGAATCCGTTCGTTGCTACTGATAAGTTAATAGGTATAATCATTAACCAATCCCAAAAATTATCCTCCCTTGTTCCATCTCCGTATGCGTTATGGTATTCTATTACAACTTCTAAAACCTCTAAGTAGTTTTCATATCTATCTACTGTACCTACATCTTTTGCAAACTCTTGGCACATTGTTATGTAAGTTTCTAGTATTACTCTGTGTTCATCATTTGCGTAAATCGGTTCTGTCATACGCCAAAGATAATTAAATAGTTACGAAATTCCTTTTTCTTGTATTAAGTTTTCAACAAGGTTTTTATAATAACTAATTTGTTCTTCATATTCAACCCTTGAAATCTTTAAAGTCGTTCTAGCTAATTGCTCTAGTTCTTCTGCTCTACCTTCACCATACTTTTCATCAATCCTAAGTGAGAAAAGGTACTGTTCTCCGCTACGAAAAATATTACAACCGACACATTGCACTTCACAATTTCCGTCTTCTGAAAATCTTGTTGCTAAGTGTTTCCTAGATTGGAAATGACCATTCTGCATTCCATCTTTATAACCTCTAACTATTCCACAAGTGAAGCACTGAACCATTCCATACTCGTTAGCTTCCCTAAGTCTTATGTAAAGGCTAAACCACTTATCAAGCTCCTTCTTTAGTTTACTGACTGTCTTTTTCATAACCTAAGTCTTTTCTCCATTTGTTACTTTTTCTTTTGTTTTCATCCTAGATGTTCTAAACAAGTTGGACAAAGTCCTACATCTTTGACGTCATCTGTTATTTCATCATTACAGCACGTGTATTCAATTTCTTCTTGCTCTAATATTTCTTCTATTACTTTGTCTACTTCTTTAATGTTTGATAATTCTCTTTTCATTTTAATAATTTTTGTGATTGATAATATAGAACTTCTTTAGGGTCTTTCCCTAATGTATGTACTTCATAAGTAGCATTGTCTATAATTTTTTTATGAGCATAAACGAATTTATAGAACGTTCTTATGTTTAAAAAAGGTTCGTCTTTACCAAACCTAACACCAATATGGAAAGCTTCCACTATCTGATTGAAAGCCATATTACCAAATCGTTTCTCTTGTATTAAGTCAGCAGCAAATATCTTAGCCAAAGCTGCCATTGATTTTCCATCTGACCTGTGTCCTATTTCTACTGAAGTCTTAGCGATTAATTCATAGACTTTTTCTGTGAGTTCCTTAATATTCTCTTGTTTAAGTGGTTTCATCAATTATTTAATTTAGTATAATAAACTTTTTTTATCCCACTACTTGTTCTTCTGTTTGCATAAACATAAGGTGTAGCAAAACCGAACATCATTCTGAATGAACCTTGCTTTTTAGGGCAATATAACTTTTCCTTTTCTTTTTTCATAAGTATTCTTTTCCTTTTAAGTATTCGTTAATTTGACTATCTATTTTACTTGTCTTAATTGGTTTATTTTTCTCTCGCATTTCCCAAGTCCGAATACAAGCCCTCCAATCCTTCATTTTGTTTTTACCAACCATCCAACCTTTACTATCATAAAAATTAATAAATGATTCAGCCTCTATATTATTTTTTCTTTCGAGACAATAACTTTCAACTTCAGAAATGTTTGGTATTGTAAAGAGTTTATTAATTATTTTTATTTCTTTATTGTTATTAATAGAAGTTAAGTTTGTAGCTGACAAGTTGTTAAGTAACTTAATAACTTGTAGTTCATTTATTTTAAAGTATTGCTTAGCAGGTATTCCTTTTCTCTTAGTTTCTAAGACAAGATTTGTTTTAAGCGTTTTAAGACACTTGCGCTGCTGATAGGGGGTAAGTGTAGTATCTTTCTCAATATTAGCTTCAGTATTAAAAAACCACCCATCAGTCATACCATTTGCTATAAAGTATTCTTCTTTTGAGATTAGGTCAGCAAGTAGGATAGCTTCTTTTAATCCTACCTGCCTTGCTAATTCTTTATTAAAGATTATAAATGCAGAGCTGCTTAGTAGGTGCTTCATTTTATTTTTACTGTATAATGATAATTTGCAAGCGCAAACTTAACGTTTTCTAATTGATTAGAGAAATCAAAGTAAGATGTTTTTATTTTACAAGACACTTGACCACTTCTAATTTCTAGTAATACTTCAGGATTCAATGTTTCTCTAATCCCGTTTTTAAGCAAGAAACTTTTCATAATATCTTTGTCTAGAAATATTTCTTTAGTTCCATCAATATCTAAATAAGCTTTGTAAACTTTGTCAAAAGTATTACGATAAACTAAACAAGTAGTAAAAAATTTCTTATGAGTTCTTTCATAATGATAAATGTTACTTCTATCTCTGTTAAGGACTTTGCCTATAATTACTCTATTTATGTCTTCTTCAGTTCTTGCAATGTAACTAGCTACTGCTCTAGCTGCCTGTAGTGGTCGCTTCCTACTCTTTGTAGAAAGCGAACCATCAGGAAATCCTAGAACTCTGGTTGTAAGACTACATATACATTTAAAGTTATATTCTTCAGTCATCTTAGAATGGTAAATCTCCTTCATCTGCATTTCCTCCTGTTAAATCTACAGCTTTAGTATTTTTGCTAAACCAATATCCGTCAATATTATGAAAGTACCTTCCGTTGTATTCTCTTGAAGATACATTGCACTTTATTAATACTGAATCTCCTACATTCAATTTATCCAATTCATTTATTTTGTCATCACCAAACGCTTGTACTGCAATTTCAGGATTATAGTCTGCACCTGTATTAATTACGATAACTTGTTTTTTCCATTCCTTATCGGACTTTGACATTCCTGATTCTATTGCTAACTTCTTTACTACTTTTCCTGATACTTCCATTTTGATTATGCCTGTTTTTGCAGGTCTTTATTAATTAATTATTGTTTTTTAAAATCTTCTGATTCATCTTCTCCAAATACTCCAAGCTCATAGAACCCTGTTAATTTCAGTACCGCTCTTGACATAGCTCTTTTCTCTGCCATCTCCATTACGTACCACGTGTTACAGTTACCATCTTTAAATCCTTCCCCTTTAAGCGCTGAACCGAAAGTCTGTATTTCTGTTTCAGCTTTTGATGCTTGCGCTTTTACTACACAAAAGTCTTTTTCGCATTTTATAACTTCAAAGACCATTCCTATATCTTCAAGAGCCATAATTTTCTCTATACCACTTCTTGTAATTATGATGTAGTGCTGATGCTTAAAGACATCATCTTTGGTTAGATTGTACTTTATGTACTTTTGTTTAAGTGCTTCAGTTTTCATATATTTCACCTTTATTAATTGGCTAGGATTTTTGCCTGTTTATAATTCTGTGCAAAGTTAAAAATTTATTTTACTTAAAAGTTTTGTATGATAAATGATTCTGTACCAAATTTAATTAGCTGAGTGTAATCCATTATAGAATCTTTGTCTGGATATGTTTCTGCGTCATAGTTTAGATGGAACTCACCTATGTTTTCATATTCTGTATATTCACAACATAAAGAAATAGGGTCAAATTCAATTTGTTCTCCTGTAGAATCTTCATATTCTTCAAGGTAATCAAATAAAGCAACTTGTCCTGTTCTACTAAAGTTATTTGGTCTATGTTCTTGGAACCAATTTTGAAATCTGTAAATGCTAATAGTATCTATCATTTTGTTTTTATATATTTAATTAATTGTTTTTTTATGTATTTCAAATGTTCTGTATCAACCCATTCTAAAAAGTTATAAGAATCAAAACAGATTTGAAAGTCTTTTCCATATTCATCTGTTCCTCTTAAATAAACTTCGTTTTCGTGTGCTTGGAATGTATTAATATCATTCATTCTTTTGTGTATCATTTCTTCTTCTTCCTTTTTTAAATTATTATACTCTTCCATATAATAATCTCTTGCCTTTTTCATATCATTATAATCTTCCTGTTCAATTTTCATTATCTTGTTCTTAAAATTAATGCTTTTCTACCCTTTTGGTTATAAAGCTTGTTGTATTTTTTTAACTTATCTATTACTAATTGGTTTTGTTCTTCTGTTATATTTAAGATGTCATTCCAATATGATCCTTTAGGTTCTGCTTTGTAGTTGTAAACTTCATCTAGCATAAGTCCATTCTTCTTTCTGTATTCTACACTCGCTAAGTCTATCTGTTCTTGCGTTCCGTATATCCTTACAGACTTTTCTGTTCCTGTTAAGTCGTTATCTAAAGCATATAGGCTTTTATTAAATACTGTCTTTTCAATATAACCATCTTCTTTATAAAAAAAGTCTTGGCAAATTAAATCTAAAGTATTGTATTCTAAATATTCTGCGTCTTGTATTGTCATATTAAAATCTTTTTGAGTTATCCTGAGAATTATAGTAAGCTGATTTGACT